TTGTCCCCTTGTACGAGCCAAGCTGTGCCCACTGAATAGTCGGAGATCTCCGTCGGCTTCATCGCCGTGTCCCAGCTGATCACCATAAAATCGCCAGGCTTTTTCTCCGGTAAGGCACGATAAAGCTTGATCCATTCCCGGTTGATCAAATTACCCTCAGCCGGGATAGGCCGCTGCAAGTACTGAGCGGAAAAGTCCATCGTTCCCATCCGGGCTTTTATTTCGTGCAGGATATGAGCGGGCTCGAGGGCAGGGTGGAGAATGTCGCCCACCTTGCGGCGATGAAACTTCTTCTGCCCAATCGGGACCTTCTCAGCAGCATCGGCAATCGCGGGCAAGTCGAGGTGATGCCAGCCGCGTTGTTCAAGCAAAGCGCCGACGAGGTCGTCGACGTGCAGCCGCTGCATGACAACAATAATGACGTCTTGGCTCTTGTCGTTCAGGCGGGAAAGGAGCGTATTTCCAAACCATTGGATGAGCGACTTGCGCTGTACCTTCGACATCGCCTGCTTTGGATTCATGGGATCATCAAGGATGAAGTAGTTTCCCCCGAGCCCCGTCAGGGTTCCTCCCGGGGAAGTGGCCAGCCGCCCCCCGCGCTTGTTCGTTATGATCTCAAGCTCGGTATTTTTTTCCGAGATCCGCATGCCCGGGAAAATGCGGCGGTACCAAGCGGAGGTCATGACCGCTTTGCAATCCCTTGCGTGCTTAATTGCGAGGTCGGCTGAATAGCTCACGCAGACGATCTTGTCGCTGGGATCGTGCCCCAGGAGAAATGCCGGGAATGCAACGGACGTCGTGATCGATTTGAGGTGACGCGGCGGGATGGTGATGATCAGGCGCTTGATCCTGCCCCGTCGCACCTGCTCCAGCACATGAGCCATAGCCCGGATATGCCAGTTCAATCGCAGCGATTCGCCAGGGGCAACCGTCTCGAATGATCTCCGGGTAAAAGCCACGAGATCGCGGCGGATGAGTTCGTCAACGACCTCGCGCTGCACCTGTGGACTGAGAACATGTGCCCGTGACATAGGTCATCTCCGCGGCTTTGATTTCGGCTTCCTGACACCCCTCGTCGACAGAAGCTCCTCCACCATCTCCTTTTCGCTGGCGCTCAGAGTAGCTGTTTCGATCTCGCTTTCGGGTCCTTCCAGCAATCCGACTTGCGCAGCCATTTTGAGCGTGGCCAATGCTGCCTTGTCGTTTCCCTTGAGCGCGCCCTCGACCTGCCGCAAAACAATCCCTTCGAGCTTGCTGATTGAGCGTTTTCCCTGTCCCTGCCGAAGCACGATTTTTGCCGTCAGGGCGTCTTGGATGATGGTTCGAAGGTTTCGGCTGTTCTTTGGGCGCCCTTTCGGATTGCCAGACTTCCCAGGTTTGAACCGCGAGTGGAGCGGGGGGCGACCATATCCCACCGCCGAGTCCGATCTGTTACCAACGTTACGCCGATTTTCGGCGTCGTTTGCTTTGCGCATGAGCCACCTCGCTCGATTCGATCTGGTCCTCTTGCTCCTCAAAGCTGATGCCGGATTTCGCATCCACTGCGAGTTTGCCGGTATAGGCCTGCCAGCGGCGTACGATGAGATCGCAATAGCCGGCATCAATTTCGATGATGCGCGCCTTGCGCCCCGTGCGCTCAGCGGCAATGATCGTTGTGCCACTGCCGGCGAAGGGATCGAGAATGAGGCCGCCGCGGCGCGAGCAGTCTCGTATCGCATCTGCTACAAGAGCCACCGGCTTGACCGTGGGGTGCATGGCCAGTTCGTCCATGCGACCCGGCCTGAACGAATTTACGCCGGCGTAGTCCCACACGTTCGATCGTGATCTGCCATGCTGACCCAGTTCGAAATTGTTGATGTGGGAGGCATGCCCCGATTTTCAGACGAAGATGAGTTCGTGCTTGGATCTGTAGAAAGAGCCCATCCCAGCATTGGTCTTGTTCCAGATGCAAATATTCTTGAGCTCCTTATAGACAGCGCGTCCCGCGACCAGCATCTCGAAGGCGTGAAGCCAATCCATGCAGACGTCATGAATCGAGCCATCCTGCGTATGCGCGCATAGAAGCCGGACGGCATCTTGCAGGAAAGCAATGTATTCGGGCTGGTTCATCTCGCCGGAGGCCATTGCGAAATCGGCATGTCGGACGCGGCCAAGCCCGCTCACGTTTCCGAGAATGGGTACGTTGTATGGTGGATCGGTAAATACGAATTCTGCCTTGGAGCCTTCCAGCAGCGCTTTGTAGGCATTGTTGTCCCGTGCGTCGCCGCAATGCAGTCGGTGCGCACCCAATATCCATGTGTCGCCCGGCTTTACGACGGGCAGCCCAGGAGACGTTTGGGGAATGTGGTCCTCAGGTGAGTGGGGTGGGTGGCCGACCTCAACAGCTTCGTCCAAGATCAGTTCGACTTCGGGCATTTCGAAGCCGGTGACCTCGATGTCGAAATCCATGTCAACGAAGGCTTGCAACTCGATCGCGAGAATTTCCCGATCCCAGCCTGCTTTCTCCGCAATTCGGTTGTCCGCCAGGATGTACGCACGCTTGTCGACATCATTGAGATGCTCGAACCGTAGCGTCGGCACCTTTTGAAGGCCCAGAAGCTTGGCGGCAGCCCAACGTCCATGACCAGCGATTATTCCGTGCTTGCCGTCGATGAGGATCGGGTTCATAAACCCAAATCGCTCGATGGAGCGCGCAATCAGCTTGATCTGACGTTTGGAATGAGTACGGGCGTTGTTCGACACGGGCTGCAATATACCGATCGCAACCCATTCAATGTTTCGCGCGGAGTGCGGGGCTAAATTAGCAGCGGATTGCCGGCCGATACCGCGGCCAGCGTGCGGGGGATTTTTTCGGGGCTTCATCGCCCCGCTATACGCCTCGTGGGCGTCTGCAAAATTTACAAAGTTACTGTCACCGCACGTGGACGACGGCCTCGCCGAGGAATAGGTCCCCGGTGGCTTTCCACATATTCTCGCATTGCAAAACAAACCGACCGGGCCCGATGCTCGAATGCAGCGGCAAATTTCCGAGCGCGTACAGGCGGTTCCTGCTGCAAATGTTGGATTATCCAACCGTCTGATGGCTGCAAGATCTCAACGATTGCCATGACAAATCTTCCGGCCGGTGACTCCGGGTACCCCGTATACCGGCTTTTTCGAACGGCACTGTTGGTCACAGCCTGTCCAGTCGTGCATGTCCACAGGTCGCAGAGCTCCCAAACAAGCCACCAAAGGGAGGGCTGTCTTTCAGGGCCGCGCTGATGTTCAAGGCGATCTATTGTGAGACTAAATTGATGCTTCAAGTGATTCAACTGCGCACCGTGTATGTGAAATACATCGACACCCCGAATATTCTTCCCAATCAGCGATCCCGTGCGTACCGCATCGACGAAAAGCTCATTTCCGAGCTTGTGTCTAGAGAACCGGTCAATTCGATTGCAGTCGCGGCCGTCGCACGAATCTTTTGCAGCAGGTCACAGTCATCGGTCGAGTGTTGGTCGTGCCGATCGAAGAATTCGACACCGGCTACCTCGTAGATCCGCTCAACAGTCCAACTCCGCAAAATGGACTATGCGAAATCCGCAACGACTGCCTTGCGGAATTGTTCATCAAATCAAGAACGAGTTGCTGCGGCAATCCCAGTAGCAGGGTATCCAGTTGTTCAAGTGTACCCAAGATCAAACGCAGTGCAGACATTCGCTGAGCACGCGTTGGACCAAATTCGTCCTGATGTAAATAGCGATGGTATTTGGCTCCAAGCGTTTGTATTTTTATTTTGATCTCCTCGATGGGCGATAGTTGTTTTGGTAATAATGCAAGGGCTTGTGTCACCTTATCGTCGGGAAGCGCCGGCGTGCGTAGTTCTTCCACGCCGCTCCAACCCCATTGAGCAACAGCGGTGCTACGTTTCCTTGCTGAGGCCACGCCTATCAAACCTTAGTGCCCTTGATTCCCTCAATTCCTATAATAGCGAGACCTCATTGTCCTCCGACTACTCTCGATTTACATATGCAGTTTTCGGGCGGCGGCAATCCCA